AAAGAGGAGACGTAAAGAAAATGGCTTTTAATGTAACAGAGTTTGCCTCAGCTGGTCTACCATTGGGCGGTGCACGCCCCTCACTATTCAGTGTGACGGTTGACACCCCAGCTGGGGTTCCGGCAGTCGGTGCAAGGTTTGCTTTTACTTGCCGCGCAGCTCAAATACCTTCGAGTATTTTGAGCACAATTCCACAAAGGTATTTTGGTCGCGAAGTCAAAATGGCTGGCACCAGAACTTTTGAACCATGGAACGTAACAGTGCTGAACGATGAGGATTTCACAGTTCGATCAGCGATGGAACAGTGGAGCAATTTGATTAACGCTCATCAGGCAAACTTGCGTGATGGTGGTCTTTCGACACTAGCGAGCTATCGTACCACTGCAACGGTCAATCAGTATAATAAAACTGGTGGTGTGGTTCGTACATACGAATTTATCAACATTTTCCCAACTAACGTCGGCGCGATCGATCTTGACTGGGATAATGCTGATGCGATCGAAATTTTCCCTGTTGAGTTTCAATACGATTACTGGCAGGTGGTTGCTCCAACGACAACTGGTACTTTTGCAGTTTAATTGAAGCGGTCTTATCGATCGGAACGCACAAATTCGCTTGAGTGGAGACCGCTAAATATCGTTGGCGGTCTCCATTTCTATTAGGAATACGATATGGCAGTTGAATTATTTGGATTTAGAATCGGTCGCGCTGACGATGTAGCGCAACGCGCAGAAGAAATACCTTCTTTTGCACCACCACCTAATGAGGATGGTGCTATTGAAGTTGCCTCTGGCGGCGTTTATGGTCAGGTTCTCGATGTTGAAGGCACAGCAAAAAATGAAGCAGAGCTTGTAACGAAATATCGTGAGCTTTCAATGCAGCCCGAGTGCGAGCGTGCGATCGAAGATATTGTTAATGAAGCCATCACGACTAATGATCGGTCGGTTCCTGTTGAGTTGAATCTCGACGAAGTGAATCAGCCGGAGCGTGTAAAGAAAAGAATACGAGAAGAATTTTATAAGGTCGGCGAGATGCTCGATCTTTCTAATATTTCGTATGATATATTCAAACGATGGTATATCGATGGTCGTTTGTATTATCATATTATGATAGATGAAAAAAAACCACGCGAGGGTATTAAGGAGCTGCGCTACATAGATCCTCGTAGGATCCGCAAAGTTCGTGAGCCAGCCAAGCGCAATAATACTAAACCTCCGGAGCCACGTGGTCTAAGACCCGCACCCGCATACAACGAATATTATTTGTACAATCAACAGGGGATTGGTTCACAACAAGCGGCACAGGGTATTAAAATTTCTCCCGACAGTATTTGTCACGTTCACTGTGGTTTGATGGACGGTCGTAATAAGATGATTCTCGGACATCTACAAAAAGCGATCAAGCCAATGAACCAGCTACGCATGCTTGAAGATGCGGTTGTTATATATCGCCTCGCGCGTGCGCCCGAGCGTCGTATTTTCTATATCGATGTTGGTAACTTGCCGAAAATGAAGGCTGAGCAATATTTGCGCGATATGATGACGAAACATAAAAATAAACTTGTCTATGACGCAAATACAGGCGAGGTCAGAGATGATCGTAAGTTTATGACGATGCTCGAGGACTACTGGTTGCCTCGTCGTGAAGGTGGGCGCGGAACTGAAATTACTACACTTCCTGGCGGTCAGAATCTCGGCGAAATGGAAGATGTAGATTACTTCCGCAAAAAACTTTATATGTCACTTAATGTTCCCGTATCAAGACTTGAAGCAGATAATGCGTTTAATCTTGGTCGGGCAAGTGAAATATCACGTGATGAATTAAAATTTACGAAGTTCGTTAACAGACTGCGGAATAAATTCGGTCAACTATTTGATGATCTACTCGAAATACAGCTCGCCCTGACTGGTGTTATGTCTCGTGCAGAATGGCACGAAATGAAGAACAGTGTGAAATACGACTTCATGAAAGATAACTATTTCACAGAGCTAAAAGAACAGGAACTTATAAATTCTCGCCTTTCTATACTACAACAGGCAGAGGCATTTGAGGGTAAGTTTTTCTCAGCTGAGTGGATTCGTAAACATGTTCTCCGTTTTACTGAAGATGAAATTACAGAAATTGATGCTCAGATAAAACGTGAGAGTGGTGAAGAAGAAGATGATGACGGCGGCGATCAACAGCCGAACGGAGAAAAACCACAAGAAGAACCACAAGAACCAAAAGAAGAACAATTCAAACAAGAACCGGAAAAACCCCTCTCTGAGGAAGATAAATTACTCATAGAAAGTATGACAAAGGCTTTAGATAACGTGACGAAGGATGAAATTAAGGATGATCTATGAGTCAGAAGGAACTAGACCAAGCTAGAATTCTTGCTGCTGCAATAAAATTAGCAAAGCAGCGATCTAGTGACCTCATCACAGAAGAAATAGACTCCCTTCGCGAAAGCCTCGAAACACAAATCAAGGCTCTCGAAGAGTTTCGTGCAGTTCCTGGTCCATCTGGACCTCAGGGAGAAATCGGACCACAAGGTATTCGGGGCGAACGCGGTGTTCATGGACCACAGGGTGAGCGTG